AAGTCACCTAACTTCTCCGTTACCTCTGCTACTTGTTTAATAAGATTTCCAGCAACCTCGTATGCTCTTGGGTGTTCACCCTCTTTTGCAAGCTCCAGGATTCCCTCAATCGCTTGAGAACCTTTTTCAACAAGACCATAAAAGTTCTCTCGTTGATATTTATAATCATTCTCTATATCGTCTTCATTACTATTCGGTTTAACAACAATCTGTTTAGGTGTTACTTTTTTCAATTCCGTTTCAACTGGGTCTAGTATCCCTAGAGCCTGGTCGATTATATTATCAGTATTGGTCATTATGATTTCTTTACGTCTGTTCCAGCTACTACATCATAATTTTTTGCATCTTGAAAGAAAGAACTTGTTTCATTAAAACCAAAATCATCATCTGCATCTGCACTAGCTGGAGTAGGTGCAACTGAATATCTTTGTTCTCTTGTAGGTTCAACAGCTGGTAGATTTGCATATTGATCAACTTGAACTGTTTTGATAACCTTAGATGAAGTAACAGGGCCATATAGATAAAATTTAGCAGTAAAATTTAATGTATAAATTATTGCTCGTCTTGCTGTAAAGTCTCCAGCATAGTTATCTTCATAACCTACACTATTTAAAACAATAGGAACATCTCTCTTTATACCCATATCAGCCATATCATTGATTGTCAATGTGTAATCTGGTTGAAAGAATGGAAGTATTTGTTCTATAATCTGTAATGCATCATCAGAGTTTTTTGCCATTGCAAATAATTCAATGTCCATATTATATGGAACAGGCATATACTGTGAGTCTAATTTGTTTGCATCTGCACTATCTGATTTTACTTTTTTAAATCTTTGTACTCGATTTAATTTCCTACCAGCATCATATGTCAACGCACCTATTTCAAAACCTAATCTTGGTAAAGTTATTGCAGTTGAATTTGTTAAAGATGGGTCTGAATCCAAACGAGTCAAATACTTTTGTTTCGGCCCGTATGCAAGAGGTACTTTCATACTTTGTATTATATTTCCAGTATTATTCTTACGAACAATCTGTATATTATTAAACATAGTTCCAAACGCAACAATTACGTTTCTCACAGTTTCATGGTAAAATTGTTGACCTAACATTATATATTCTCCTTATTCATTATATTTATGCGATTGTAGCGATTGGAGATGCAAGACATTCTACTTGCCAAACTCCATCTGTACCATCATCTATTAAACAAGTTATTCTTGCTCTTGAACCAATGACTGTACTATTTACAAATGTAAGTGCATCACCACCATTATCAAAAACTGCGTTTGCAGCAGTACCACCAGCAAGACTTAATGCACCAACAAAGTTACCACCAGAACCATGTATATTAACAATTGTAGTTTTATCACTTGCAACAGCAACCCTTACAATAAGGTCATAAAATATGCCTGGATTTGTTGTAGCTGCGTTAGGCAAGTTGATTACGTTATTTTCTGTACCATCAATTAATATTGTCGCACCAGATTGTGCGGCTGTTAAAGATGCACTTACAGCAGAGTTAGTATTAAAGGTAGTAACTAGTGTTTTTCTACCAGCAACTGAACCACCAATAATCGCACCAGTTGTTGAGATTGCACCAGCACCAACATCAATACTTGTAAATCCAGATGTAATACTACCAGAGTTTAATGCACCTACCGATACTAAACCAGTTGCAGTTGTTATTGAATTTTGTGTTGCAGTTGCGACTGTTCCAGTTAAGTTACCAACAAATGCTGTTGATGTAATACTTGTTCCACCAGTAACTACACCAGCATCAATAACAATCGCTCCATCAAGAACAATCTGTTGACCACTTAGTGGTGTAATTAATAAGTCAGTACCAGCAGTTGAACTAATCGTATTACCATTTATATTAAGATTATCTACTTGTAATGCAGTAAGAGTTCCTACTGAAGTAATAGCAGTCTGAGCTGCACCAGTAACAGTTGCAGCAGTTCCAGATGCGTTCCCAGTTAATGCACCAACAAATGCTGTTGATGTAATACTTGTTGCACCAGTAACCACACCAGCATCAATAACAATAGCTCCATCTAAAACAATTTGTTGACCACTAAGTGGTGTGATTAATAAATCAGTACCAGCAGTTGAACTTATTGTATTAAGATTTATGTTGATATTATCTACTTGTAATGCTGTTAATGTTCCTACTGAAGTAATAGCAGTCTGAGCAGCACCAGTAACAGTTGCGGCTGTACCAGATGCGTTTCCAGTTACGTTACCAGTTAATGCACCAGCTAATAATGTTGCAGTTAGTAAACCAGTACTACTATTAAATGTTAAATTAGAACCACTCTTTGCACCCAAGTCTCCAGTTGCGCCAGTTGCAAATAATGGGAAACAAGTAGTATCACTCGATTCGTCTGCAACAGTAATCGCAGTACCAACAGATGCTAATGCAACTGCAATGTTTCCAGTACCATCAAAACTTGTTCCTCCAATAGTTCTTGCAGTCGCAAGAGCTGTAGCAGTTGCAGAAAGTCCAACAGCGATATTTGCAGTACCATCAAAACTAGTTCCACCTATTGTCCTTGCAGTTGCAAGTGCAGTTGTAGTAGCAGAAAGTGCTACTGCTATATTTGCAGAACCATTAAAACTTGTTCCACCGATAGTTCTTGCTGTTGTTAATGTTGCAGCTGAACCTGTTGTGCTTTGATTGAGTGTTCCTATTGTAAAATCTAGTGTGTTATCTGCATCATCATAAGCTACAGTAATACCAGTTTCAGTATTAGATGTAACCATAGCACCAACTGTATCTGAGATTGTTTCAGAAAGTGTTGTACCATTAATAGTAATCGCATCAGCTTCTAGTGTTCCGTCTATATCAACATCTCCAGAGATATCTAAATCTGCCATAACAGCAGTTCCAGTTATATTTGGTGTAACAATAGTTGGTGTACTAAGAGTTATTACTGAAGCAGTTGCACTAATACCAGTAGATAATGAAGATGCATCTCCAATCAGAGTATAAATCTCTAAAAAGTTGTCGTTAATTTTATCTGAGGCTACTCTTAGTGTATCACCAGTATCATCATTTGCAACACTACCTAAACCTAATGTTTGGTTTGCCATTATACTCTCCTAAAGTTATTTAACATATAATTATCCTAAACTACCAGCATCACCGAATGGATTACTTTCAGAAAAATCTAAAACTGTATCATCCAATTCGTCAAATAACTCATTCTGACTTGTTGTATTCGTACTTTCATTCTGTCCACCTACTATATAGTCTTCTGAAATTAGGTATTCTGGATTACCTGTGTCAGCTGCATTTTCAAGAAGTAAACTTTCTCCAAATGATGGTGGGTCTATACCAACTGTTGTTCTATCTATTGTAACATTTGTTGCATCAATTGTATAGTTAGTATTATCCATAGTTAATGGTTCACCAACAGTAGTTGTTTGTTCCAAAGTAAATTGAAATAGTGTACTATCTAAAGTTAACTGACCTTCTATTGCATCAATAGCTGCAATACCAGTATCAATAACTTCTGAACTATATTCGTATTGTTTACATCTTAGTTTAAATACTGGGTTATTGTCCAGTTGATAAAAAGGTTCGTCATGGTCTACAAAACTTATCTCAAACATCTTTGCAAATATAGGGTGGAAAACTAAATCTCCCTCTTGTGGTCTATCTGCTTCTGTGGAAGCTGTGTCCTGTAATAGATAAAAATTATTATCTCCTTGTACACTCGTAAGTGTTGAGGAACTTCCTGTCTGACTGATACTACCAATTTCTAAAAGAACACCACCACCAGTTGTATCTGTTCCAGATTCAATTGTAAACTGACTATCCATTTCTTGAAATCGTTCTTTGGAAACAACGAATGTAATCTCGTTACGATTCTCTAAACCGAATGTTGATATGATTTCTTTGTCACCACCAAAACCTTCTGAGTCTTCTACATACATTTCGATTGGTGTTTGTTTTGTAAACTTAGAAAGACTATCTTCTCCAAGAACTGTATCTAATGCAACTGTATCACGATTCACATAGAACACATCATGTCCATAAATCTGTATCGCTTCCTTGACTAGATTTTGGTATAAACTTCTTTCTGTTGCCAGAGAGTGAAGATTACTTGTGTGAAATGCACTATTAACTGCCATAGGATTAACCTACGCCGAACATTATAGGAGGAGAATTTGTTATTGATATTAATTCTTCTAGTTTTTCAAGTTCCTCTTGTGCTTGAGAAAATATGTTTTCCCCATTCATAGTTACACCACCTAACATTGCAACACCAGAAAACTTTGAAAGGTTTGCACCCCATTGTCTTTTAATTAATGCTGTTGCATATCTTTTCAAATGAATATCGTCAAAGATATCTGAATAAGAAGCTGGGTCTATTTTACGATAACATTCAATGATTATATATTCTCCAGCAGTTATATCATTTGACCAATCCATATCAATATACAAACGATTTTGATGTTCATTAAAACGAATTGGTTTCTCTCCAACAAGAATATGTTCTAAGAAATCTAAATGTTGCATTGTCATTTCGTAATGAATAACTGAAGTAGAACTGAAATCGTAAAGGTCATTTAATCTAAGTTGGTATCTAACATCAAACATATTATTTGTTGATGAGTCAGAGAATGGAAAGATTCCCATAACAGATATTACTGAAGACGGCATTGGAATAAAACCATTACCCTCACCAAAAGATGCAGTAATAGAACTGTCTACTGAATCTGTTGCAGTTGTAGTTGTATCTGTTTTAGAACGCTCAATATCAGCTGCAGTTACTTGATATTTCAGTAACATTCTTTCCACACCATCATAGTGATATTGTGCAAAGTATTGTAATGCTTCATCAACTCTGTCATCAATTTGATCGTCAGATACATTTATATCAATAACACCAAAACCTAATGCTCTAAGACAATAAGTTTTTAATGTTGCTTTTGAACTTGGTACTGCCATCTGTTTTCCCTTTTATAAATATTTCTCTTTGTTAGTATTTATAAAAAAAGAAATACCTCTAATCTGCATCTGCTATTGAGTTGCCATCTATTGCTGCCCACACAAGAATTGCATCATAGTGTCTGTTGCCTACTGCTAATGGTACTGACCTAGTTGTGTCATCACTAAGTGTAAGTGTTATACTACCATTTTCATTTGTTAAATCACTTGTTACATATTTTGCTGATTTTATATTCATAATTACTCCTACAATTCTGCATCAAAGGCAAGGTAAGCTGCTACATCATTATTTGCATTTAATATTGTTGCAT